TTGAGCGCTTCGCGACGCGCCGGCAAGCTGAAACAGGACCTGGCTGAGCTTCAGGAAAGCGACATCGCGTTTCTTGCGCGCGAGTGGCAGATCCTGGCGCGTGACGACCAGCTTCCGCCGCCGGCGCTGCCTTCGGGCGAGGCGTGGCGGGTGTGGCTGATCCTCGGCGGGCGCGGCTCGGGCAAGACGCGGGCCGGCGCCGAATGGGTGAAGGCGAAGGCGCTGGGCCTGCCGCCCATCGCTCACGTTCCGGCGAAGCGGATCGCGCTCGTCGGCGAGACGCTGGCGCAGGTGCGGCAGGTGATGATCGAGGGCGTCTCGGGGCTGCTGGGGTTGCACGAAGGCGACACCCGACCGGTGTTCGAGCCGTCGAAAATGCAGCTCGTGTGGCCGAACGGGGCCATCGCGCAGGTCTTCTCGGCCGACAACCCGGAGAGTTTGCGCGGGCCGCAGTTCGAGGCGGCGTGGTGCGACGAGCTGGCGAAATGGCGGCGTCCGGACCGGAGCTGGGACATGCTGCAGTTCGGGTTGCGGCTCGGAGATGCACCGCAGGCGGTGGTGACGACAACGCCGCGGCCGATCTCGCTTCTGAAGAAGCTGATCGGCGACCCGGCGAGCGTGGTGACACGGGCGGCGACAGCGGACAACGCCGAGAACCTTGCGCCGAACTTTGTGGCGGAAATGACTCGTCGCTACGCGGGCACGGCGCTCGGGCGGCAGGAGTTGCTGGGCGAGATCGTCGATCACACCACGGGAAGTCTGTGGCGGCAGGACTGGATCGACCCGCACCGGACGCTCAGTCCGCCGGAGATGCGCTCGATCGTGGTCGCCGTCGATCCGCCGGTGACGGCGACGGTGAACTCGGATGCGTGCGGGATCATGGTGGTCGGCGTGGGCCAGGACGGGCGCGCTTACGTGATGTCGGACCGCACGGTGCAGGGGCGGGAGCCGTCGCAGTGGGCGCGGGCGGTGATCGCGGCGTATCGCGATTTCCTCGCCGACCGCGTGGTGGCGGAAGTGAACCAGGGCGGCGATCTCGTCGTGACGGTGCTCCGGCAGTTCGATGCGGCCGTGCCGGTGCGCAAGGTGCGCGCGACGCGCGGCAAGTGGCTGCGCGCCGAGCCGGTGGCCGCGCTCTATTCGGAAGGGCGCGTTTCGCATGTCGGCACGCATGAGGCGCTGGAGCGGCAGCTCGTGGCCTTCGGCGCCGACGGACTTGCCGGCGGGCGCAGCCCGGACCGGCTCGATGCGCTGGTGTGGGCGCTGACCGATCTGATGATCGGTGCGCCGACGCGGCCAGCGCTGCGGACACTGTGAGGCACCTTGCCGCCGGGCTACGCGCCAACGTGCCGGGGCGAAAGACATACCTCGCGGGCTCAGGACCGCAACGACGCAGCAACAAGGACAAACGATGGCAGGCATGATGCACGCGCTGGCGAGGCTGTTGCCCGGCCGGCGTGAGGAAAAGGCGCGCGCGGCGGCGCCGCTGATCGCGTGGGAGGCGCTGGGCGAGCCGGCGTGGACGCCGCGCGACTATGCGTCGTTCGCGCGCGAAGGGTTCATGCAGAACCCGATCGTGTACCGGTCGGTGCGCATGATCGCGGAAGCGGCGGCGTCGATTCCACTGCTGCTCTACGAGGGCGCGGAGGAAATCAGCGAGCATCCGCTGCTCGATCTCGTCGGGCAGCCGAGCACCGATCACACGGGATCGGATTTCTTCGAGGCGTGGTACGGGTTCCTGCTCGTTGCAGGCAATGCCTACGTGGAGGCCGTGGCTGTCGGCGGGACGGTGCGGGAGCTGCATACGCTGCGGCCGGACCGGGTGAAGGTCGTGCCCGGCGCGGACGGCTGGCCGGAGGGCTATGAGTACACGGCGGGCGGCGAGACCGTGCGGTTCTCGCGCGAGCCCGTGGCCGGCGTGCGGCCCGTGCTGCACGTGCGGATGTTCCATCCGACGAACGATCATTACGGGCTGAGCCCGATCGAGGCGGCGGCGAACGCGATCGATATTCACAACACGGCGGGGCGCTGGAACAAGGCGCTGCTCGACAATTCGGCGCGGCCTTCGGGTGCGCTCATCTACGCGGCCGCGAACGGGCAGATGACGGGCGAGCAGTTCGAGCGGCTGAAGGCCGAGCTCGAGGCGGGCTTCCAGGGCGCACGGCACGCGGGCCGTCCGCTGCTGCTCGAAGGCGGGCTCGACTGGAAGCCGCTGTCGCTGTCGCCTAAGGATCTCGATTTCATCGAGGCGAAGCACGCGGCTGCGCGCGAGATCGCACTGGCCCTGGGCGTGCCGCCTATGCTGCTCGGGATACCTGGCGACAACACCTATTCAAACTATCAGGAAGCCTCGCGGACCTTTTGGCGGCAGACCGTGCTGCCGCTCGTGAACCGCACCGCGAAGGCATTCTCGGCCTGGCTGTCGCCGGCGTTCGGCGCCGGTCTGCGGCTCAAGCCGGACCTCGATCAGGTCGATGCGCTAAGCGTGGAGCGCGAGGCGCTGTGGGCGCGGCTCGAGCGGGCGACGTTCCTGACCGACGATGAGAAACGCGCGGCGGTGGGGTATGGGCCGATGGATGGGGAGCGCGGTGGCAATTGAGAAAACTCTACTTCCGGAAAACGATGGGAAGCGAACCGAAATCGGACGGATGAGACGGACGGACTTTTCGTGATTCCGGTATTTGGATTGTTGTGTAGTTCGAAATGTTGACGGTAGTGGGCGCGGAACATTGCGTGGCGAGCAAGGTAGTAATTGCTCCGATCAATGCACCCTTGATTTCAGGTGACCAGCTTGCAGGAGCGAACAGGCTACCAAATCCGGAATGAATAGCTTCGGCGCGTTCTTGAATGCTGCGGAGATTGTCGGGGTTTTGTGCGGCTTCCTCTAGGAGCAGGCTTAGACGCACTAGCATTTCCCGCGTGACATCCGAGGCATTCAGAACGCGCAACTTGTTATTTTCCTCAGTAAACTGACCCTCCGGAAATCGGGCAATTCCACCGCACCGAGGACAGGGGGTTGAGCAGCCTTCCCCAATAACGACTGTTCCGCCGCCTGCAACCTCGACAAACGGCGGCCGAAACTCGTAGCCGCAAGCATCGCAACGGGCCGGTATAGACACCATCGGTGCCTCCTAGAAGAAAACGAATCACAGACAAGGTACTTCAGGGATGGAATTACATTCCGCGGCGTTCCGGTTTTCCCCAAGTTTGAGTAACGCTAAGTTCACCGCGCTCGACCTGAAGGCCGTGGCCGAAGACGGCGCGTTCGAGGGGTATGCAAGCCTCTTCAACGCGGAAGACCTCGGGCATGACGTGATCCTGCCCGGCGCGTTCCAGGCGAGCCTCAATGCGCGCGGACCGGCGGGCGTGAAGATGCTGTTCCAGCATGATCCGAAAGAGCCGATCGGCGTCTGGCAATCGCTGAGGGAAGATGCGCGCGGGCTTTACGCCAGGGGCCGGCTGATGCCGGAGGTGGCGCGGGCGCGCGAGGTGCTGGCGCTGATGAAGGCCGGTGCGCTCGACGGGCTATCCATCGGCTTCAAGGCTTTGAAGGGGCGGCGCGATGCGAAGACCGGCGTGCGCCGGATCGCGGCCGTCGATTTGTGGGAGATCTCCGTCGTCACGTTTCCGATGCTGTCTTCGGCGCGCGTTGCGAGCGTGAAGGCGCGGCCGTTCGAGGGCCGCGTGCCGACGGAGCGGGATTTCGAACGCTGGCTCACGCGGGATGCTGGGCTGACGCGTTCCGAGGCGCGAGCGGTTCTGCGCTCGGGCTTCAAAGGCCTTGCCGCTCTGCGGGACGCGGGCGCGGGCACAACGGAGGCGTATGGCCTTGCCGGGAAGATTGCGGCGGCTGCGCGCCTCCTTCGCGCCAACTCCTGATTTGAGAAAAGAGGACCGATGCTCGAAACGAAAGAGCTGGAGACAAAAACGCAGGCCGGCGATCTGGCCGGAGCGTTCGACGATTTCATGAGGGCGTTTGAAGCCTTCAAGGACACCAACGACGAGCGCCTGAGCGAAATCGAAAAGCGCTGCTCGGCGGATGCATTGACGACCGAGAAGCTGGCGCGGATCGACCGTGCGCTCGACGAGCACAAGCGCGCCGTGGACGAACTGGCGCTCAAATCGGCCAGGCCGCCACTTGGCGCCGGAGGCGTTCGCTCCAGCGGCGCGGCGCTGCAGCACAAGGCGGCGTTCGACAGTTACGTGCGCAAGGGCGAGCCCGGGCGGCTGCGGGAGCTGGAGGCAAAGGCGCTCTCGGTCGGCTCCGATCCGGACGGCGGCTATCTCGTGCCGGACGAAACCGAGACGGTGGTGAACCGCGCGCTGCGCGACATCTCGCCGATCCGCGCGATCGCGGGTGTGCGGCAGGTGTCCGGTTCCGTCTACAAGCGGCCGGTGGCCGTTTCGGCCGCGAGCACGGGATGGGTGGCGGAGACGGCATTGCGGCCGCAAACGAATGCGCCGACGCTGGCCGAGCTTTCGTTCCCGACTATGGAGCTTTACGCGATGCCGGCGGCGACGCCGTCGCTGCTCGACGACAGCGCCGTCGACATCGATGCCTGGCTGTCGGATGAGGTGCGGGTCGCGTTCGCCGAGCAGGAAGGCACGGCGTTCGTGAGCGGCGACGGGACGAACAAGCCGAAGGGCTTCCTCGCCTACGACACCGTCGCCAACGCGTCCTGGGCCTGGAACAAGCTCGGGTTCATCGCGACGGGCGTGGACGGCGCGTTTCCGGCGGACGATCCCTCGGACAAGCTGATCGACCTCATCTATTCGGTGAAGGCGGGCTACCGCGCCAACGCGACGTTCGTGATGAACCGCGCGACGCAGAGCGTCATCCGCAAAATGAAGGACGGCGACGGCAACTATCTTTGGCAGCCGGCGATTAAAGCTGGCGAGCCTTCGACGCTGCTCGGCTTCGCGGTGGCGGAGTCGGAGGACATGCCGGATATCGCCGAGGACAGTCTGTCGGTGGCGTTCGGCGATTTCCGGCGCGGCTATCTGATCGTCGACCGCGTCGGCATCCGCGTGCTGCGCGATCCCTATAGCGCCAAGCCCTACGTGCTGTTCTACACGACCAAGCGCGTTGGCGGCGGCGTGCAGGACTTCGACGCGATCAAGCTGCTGAAGTTTGGTGAGTAGCGCTTGCACTGCCATCCCGGGGCTTGTCCCCGAAATCCCGGTTGCCGCAATCACGGCGTGCTCCTTTTACGCGTGAGTTCGCTGCGAACGGAAATGCCGGGATGACGGATGAGGGTGGCCGGACCATCACATCATACCGAGAAATCTTCGCGCGGATTTGCCTCCCGTCCGCGCGGAGCCTGGCGGGGCCGTTCGTTTCGACGAGCGGCCCCGTTCCTTTTCGGGAGGCGCGACGCATTCAACGAGGGGTGGACTACTCATGGCGCTGGTTCAGACAAGCACTCCGGCCGACGAGCCGTTGACGGTCGAGGAGGCGAAGGCGCACCTGCGCGTCGACGGGAGCGCGGATGACGTGCTGATCGGCAGCCTCATTCTCACTTCGCGGCTTCATATCGAGGCGGCGCTGGGGCTCGCGTTGATTTCGCAAAGCTGGAAGGTCGTGCTCGACGCGTGGCCGAAAGCCGGCGACGTGCTGCTGCCGCTGTGGCCGATCCTCGACGTGGACGAGGTTCGCGTTCTCGCTGCGGATGGAACGCCGAGCGTGGTCGATCAGGATGATTATATCGTCGATACAGCAAGCCGGCCGTGCCGGATCGTGCGACGCCGCGCGTTGCCGTCGCCAGGGCGGTTGAAGGGCGGCATCGAAATCGATCTGACGACGGGGTTTGGGGAGAGCGCGGACGATGTGCCGTCGCCGATCCGGCAGGCGCTGCTGCTGCTCGTGGCGCACTGGTACGAGCGGCGCGATCCGCTCGATATCGGCGCGCCTTCTACGCGGATTCCGGACGCGGTGTCGAGCCTGCTCGAACCGTACCGTCTCAAGCGGATATGACGACCATGCGGATCGCGGAGCTGCGCGAGCGGCTGGTGCTGCAGGAGCCGGTGCGGACTGCGGACGGCGGCGGCGGAACGGTCGTGACGTGGGCCGATGTCGTGGAGGTGTGGGCGGCAGTGAGGCCGAGGACGGGCAACGAGACGTTCGCGGCAGACCGGGTATCGGGTCGTGTGTCGCATGAGATCGTGATCCGGCATCGCGAGGGCGTGTGTCCGGAGATGCGGTTCAAGCGCGGCGCGCGCGTGTTCGAGCTTCGCGCCGTGTTCGACGAAGCGAGTGACGGGCGCTTCCTGACCTGTCTTGCCGAGGAGCGGGACCTTTGAAGATTTCGGCGCAAGTGCAGATGGGCGCATGGCGGGACGTTGCGGCTCGTCTTGCGGCGCTCGAAGCAGCGGCGCGAGACGTGTTCGCGGTGCGGCAGGGCGAGGCGGCCGAGCGTCCGGCATCAGGAACGGGTGAGCGATGACGAGCGCGGCTTGGGCGTTGCAGGCGGCGATGTTCGCCGTGCTCACAGCGGACAGCGGTGTGACGGCGTTGCTGGGCGGGCGCATCTACGACGCGCCGCCGCAACGCACGCAGTTCCCGTATCTGACGTTCGCGCAGAGCAGCGTGCGCGACTGGAGCACGGGCAGCGACGGCGGAGAGGAACATACGGTGACGTTTCACGTCTGGTCGCGCGAGGGCGGGCGCAGGGAGGCGCTGGCGGTCATCGATGCGGTGCGCGGCGTTCTGCACGACGCGGCGCTGACGCTCGCCGGGCACCGCCTGGTTAACCTCCGACATGAGACGTCGGACGTGCGGCGCGACACGAGCGGCGAGCTTTTCCACGGCATCGCGCGGTTTCGCGCGGTGACGGAACCGCACCCCTGAGATCAGGCCCGGCAGCATGGCGGATGACTGTGGCGCGTGCCGCAACAGCGTGTGCTGCCGGGCTGTGAGTTTTTGAACGGAGACAGCCAGACATGGCAGCACAAAAAGGGAAGGACCTTCTGCTGAAGGTCGACAGCGACGGCGCGGGCACGTTCACGACCATTGCGGGGTTGCGGTCGCGGACGCTCGCGTTCAACGCGGAGGCGGTGGACGTGACGCACGCTGAGTCGGCCGGGCAATGGCGCGAGCTGCTCGCCGGAGCCGGCGTGAAGACGGCGCGCGTCACCGGCGCGGGAATCTTCAAGGACGCGGAATCCGACGCGATCGTGCGCGGCTATGTGTTCAACGGAACGATCCGCGACTGGCAAGTCGTCATCCCGGATTTCGGCACCGTCGCCGGGCCGTTCCAGATCTCGTCGTTCGAGCTGACCGGCCAGCACAATGGCGAGGTCGCGTTCGAGCTGGCGCTGGAGAGCGCCGGCGAAATCACCTTCACAGCGGAGTGACGATGGCGAACAAACATCGCGGCGAGATCGAAGCCGAGCTCGACGGCAAGACGTTCCGCCTGTGCCTGACGCTCGGCGCACTGGCGGAGCTTGAAGCGGCGTTCGGCGACGGCGACCTGCTGGCGCTGGCAACGCGGTTCGAGAGCGGCCGGCTTTCGGCACGCGATTGCGTGCGGATTATCGGCGCCGGGCTGCGCGGTGCGGGCCATGAGGTGCGCGACGCCGACGTGAGCGCGATGCAGGCGCCGCGCGGCGCGGCGGGATTCGTCGCCATCGTGGCGGAGCTGCTGTCGGCGACGTTTGGAAACGGCGACGCGAACGACGCCGGCAAGACGGGGAGCGCGAAAGACAACGGCCCTTTCCCTGGGCCGACGTGATGGCGCTGGCGTTCGGCGTGCTCGGCCTCGCACCGCGGGTGTTCTGGGCGATGACGCCGCGCGAGCTCGACGCCGCGTTACGCGGGCGGCTCGGCTTTGGCGTCCATGCTCATGCACCGCTGCGGACGGAGATGGCGGCGCTGATGCAACGTTACCCTGACGAAAAGGAGCGGGCCGATGGCTGATGATAATGCGCCGGTCGAGACGTGGACCGTCGCCGTGGTCGCGGATACGTCGGCGCTGCAAAGCGAGCTGCGCACGGCTTCGCGCCTCGGGCGTCAGTTCGGCAACTCGCTGATCGATGCGTTCGAGGGCATCGCGGTGAAAGGCAAGAACGTCGGCGACGTGCTGAAGTCGCTGGCGCGGAACCTGTCGCAGATCGTGCTCAAGGCGTCGCTGAAGCCGCTCGAGCAGGGCTTCGGCCAGTTGCTCACCGGGCTCGTCTCTGGCGGGTTTCAGTTCGCGAACGGCGGCGTTCTCGCGCGCGGGACGCCGGTGCCGTTCGCGAGCGGTGGCGTTATCCAGAGCCCGATCTCGTTTCCCCTCGCGGGCGGTGCGACAGGCATCGCGGGCGAACGCGGCGCCGAGGCGATCATGCCGCTCGGGCGCACGCCGGACGGACGGCTTGGGGTCGTCGCGCAAGGCGGAGGCGGCGGCGTCAACGTGACGATGAACATCTCGACGCCGAATGCGGAGAGCTTCCGGCAGTCGGAGAGCCAGGTGGCCGCGATGCTGGCGCGTGCCGTCTCGCTCGGCCGGCGGAACCTTTAGGCGGACCGCTTATGCGCCGAACGTCATCCCCGCCTTCATTACCGGGATCGAGGGTTCGGTAAATTTCAATATCTGAAGACACGCGGATAGCTGGATCCCGGGACAAGCCCCGGGATGACATGGTGGAAAGCTTTGCGGCGGGACATCGCAGTTTCGCTGCGCGTGATCGGGCGAAAGCATGAGTTTTCATGAGGTGCGATTTCCGACCGCGATCTCGCGCAATGCGCAGGGCGGGCCGGAGCGGCGGACGGATATCGTCACGCTCGGCTCGGGCTACGAGGAGCGCAATAGCCGTTGGGCAGACTCGCGGCGGAGCTACAACGCGGGCTACGGCGTGAAGTCGCTGGATGACCTTCATGCGGTGATCGCGTTCTTCGAGGAACGGCGCGGGCGGTTGCACGGCTTCCGGTGGCGCGATCCGCTGGATTGGAAATCGTGCGCGCCAGGCGCGGAGCCGGGAGCGCTCGATCAGGTGATCGGCACCGCCACGGGGGCGCAAGCGCAGTTCCAATTGCAGAAGACATACGGCTCGGCCTATGCGCCGTGGACGCGGCAGATCAGGAAGATCGTTGCGGGCTCCGTGCTCGTGGCCGTTGACGGTGAGGTTGCGGCGGAGGGCACGGACTTCACCCTCGACGATGCAAGCGGCGTCGTGACCTTCGTGCCGGGGCATTTGCCGGGCGCGGGGCAGACCGTAACGGCGGGCTTCGCGTTCGATGTGCCGGTGCGGTTCGACAGCGACCGGCTGGAGATCAACCTGCAAGGGTTTCATCACGGCGCGATTCCGAACATCCCTATCGTCGAGATCAGATTATGAAGCAGCTTCCTGAGGCGCTGGCGGAGCATCTCGCGTCAGGTGTCACGACGCTGTGCTGGTGCTGGCGGCTGACGCGGCGCGATGGCACGCGGCTCGGCTTCACCGATCACGATCGCGATCTCGCGTTCGACGGGACGACGTTCGAAGCGGCGGCGGGGTTCACGGCGAGCGAGATCAAGGATTCCGTCGGGCTCAGCGTCGACAATCTCGAAGTGACGAGTGCGCTGACCTCGGACCGGCTGTCAGATGCCGATCTCAGCGCGGGAATTTATGACGACGCGCGCGTCGAGATTTTCCGCGTGAACTGGGCGGATGCCGAGCAACGTGTGCTGGTGCGCGCTGGCAGTCTCGGCGAGGTGCGGCGGGGAGGCGGCGCGTTCACGGCCGAGGTGCGCGGGCTCGCGCATTACCTGCAGCAGCCGAAGGGGCGGCTCTATCAATACACCTGCGACGCGGACCTCGGCGACAGGCGCTGCGGCGTCGATCTTGCATCGGAAACGTTGCGCGGGACGGGCGCAATCGCGCGCGTGACAGGCGAGCGGCGGTTCACGGCAAGCGGGCTCGACGCGTACGAGAGCGAGTGGTTCAGCCGCGGGCTCGTTCAGTTCACCTCCGGCGCGGCGAGCGGCCAGGCCGTCGAGGTGAAGGCGCACACAGCGGCGGGCGGGGTCGTATCGATCGAGCTGTGGGCGGGCGTGCGCGGTCCGCTCGAAGCGGGGCAGACATTCACGATCACGGCGGGCTGCGACAAGCGGCTGGCGACGTGCGCGGCGAAGTTCGCCAATGCGGTGAATTTCCGCGGCTTTCCGCACATGCCCGGCAACGACTTCGTGACGGCGGTGGCCAAGGCCGGCGGCGCATCCTGAGGTGGGCACGTTGAAACGCGAGGACATCGTGCGCGCGGCGCGCGGCTGGATCGGCACGCCGTATCATCATCAGGCGAGCGTGCGCGGCGCGGGCGCGGATTGCCTCGGGCTCGTGCGCGGCGTGTGGCGCGAACTCTATGGGCATGATGCGGAAGCGCCGCCGCCCTACACGCGCGACTGGGCGGAGGCGAGCGGCCGCGAGACGATGCTGGAAGCGGCGCGCCGGCATTTCTACGAGGTGCCGGTTGCCGGCGCGCGGGCTGGTGACGTGGTCGTGTTCCGGTTGCGGCGGGGTTTCGTCGCGAAGCACGCGGCTATTCTGACCGGCGACGCAACGATGGTTCATGCGATGGAAGGCGGCGCAGCGGCGGAAGTCGCGCTTTCCGCATGGTGGCGCCGGCGCATCGCGGCGGCTTTCTCCTTTCCAGGGATCGACGACTGATGGCAACGCTTGCTCTCGCCGCAGCCGGCGCGGCTGTCGGAGGAACGCTGCTGCCGGCGGGCATCTCCGTGCTCGGGGCGACGCTGTCGGGTGCGGCGATCGGATCGCAGATCGGGGCGTTCGCGGGATCGTATGTCGATCAGGCGCTGTTCGGCGCCTCCGGACAGGGACGCGCGGTCGAAGGGCCGAGGCTGTCTGATCTGCATGTCACAGCCTCGTCCGAGGGGGCGCCGGTCCCGCGCGTTTACGGGCGCGCGCGGCTCGGCGGGCAGGTGATCTGGGCAACCGATTTCGAGGAAACGGTCGTCACCAGCTCGAGCGGCGGCGGCGGCAAAGGCGCGAGCGCGGCGAGATCGTCGACCGTCACGGAGTACCGCTATTTCGCGAACTTCGCGGTGGCGCTGGCGGAGGGCGAGATCACGAGCGTGGGCCGCATCTGGGCCGATGGCGCGGAACTCGACCTGACCGACATCACGTTTCGCGTGTACACGGGCTCCGAGACGCAGGAGCCGGACAGCCTGATCGCGGCGCGCGAGGGTGTGAACTTCGCGCCAGCATTTCGCGGCACCGCGTATATCGTGTTCGAGCGGCTGGCGCTGGCGCAGTTCGGCAACCGCCTGCCGCAGCTCTCGTTCGAGGTATTTCGCTCGTCGGAACCCGAGACCGGCGCGATCCGCGGCGTGGTGCTCATTCCGGGCTCGGGCGAATTCGTCTACGCCACCGAGCCCGTGCGGCGCGAGATCGGCTATGGCATTTCCGAGAGCGAGAATGCGCACTCGCGGCAGGGCGTGACCGATTGGTCGGTGTCGCTCGATCAACTGCAGCAGACGTTGCCGTCGGCGCGATCCGTGTCGCTGATCGTGAGCTGGTTCGGGACCGACCTGCGCGCGGGCGAGTGCAAGCTGAAGCCCGGCGTCGAGCGCACCGAGAAGACGACGAAGCCGCTGACGTGGCGCGTGGCGGGGCTCGATCGCGCGAACGCGTATGTCGTGAGCCAGCGCGAGGGGCGGCCTGCCTATGGCGGAACGCCGTCGGACGAGACGGTGATTGCGGCCATCCGCGATCTCAAGGCACGCGGGCTGTCGGTGACGCTGTCGCCGTTCATCCTGATGGACGTGCCGGAGGGCAACGCGCTTGCCAATCCATACGGGGGCGCGAGCCAGCCGGCGTATCCCTGGCGCGGGCGCATCACCGTGCATCCTGCGGCGGGGCAGCCTGACAGCGTGGAGAAAACGGAGAGTGCCGCGGACCAGCTTGCGGCGTTCGTGGGCGCGGCCCGGCCGTCGCATTTCTTCGTTTTCGACGGGACCGTGTTCTACGTGGGGCCCGACGAGTGGTCGCTGCGGCGAATGGTGCTGCATCACGCGTATCTCGCGAAAGCCGCGGGCGGCGTGGATGCGTTCGTCATCGGCTCGGAACTGCGCGGGCTGACGCAAGCTCGCAGCGGCGCGGCGACGTATCCGTTCGTGGATGCGCTCGTGGCGCTGGCGGCCGACGTGAAGCATGTGCTGGGGCCGGATACGAAGATCACGTATGCGGCGGACTGGTCGGAGTACTTCGGACATCAGCCGGCGGACGGCTCAGGGGACGTGTACTTTCACCTCGATCCGCTGTGGGCTTCCGACGATATCGACGCGATCGGCATTGACCTTTACTGGCCGCTCGCGGATTGGCGCGACGGGCGAACTCATCTCGACTACCTCGCGGGCACGCGCTCGATTCATGACCTGGGATATCTCGCAGGCAACGTGCACGGCGGCGAGGGCTTCGACTGGTTCTATGCCTCGGCGGAAGACCGCGAGGCGCAGGTGCGGACGCCGATCACGGACGGCGCCGGCAAGCCGTGGGTGTTCCGCTACAAGGACATCGGCGCGTGGTGGCGGAATGCGCATTATAACCGCCCTGGCGGTGTGGAAGCGGCCGAGCCGACGGCGTGGGTGCCGCAATCGAAGCCGTTCTGGTTCATGGAAATCGGCTGCCCGGTGGTCGACAAGGGCGCGAACCAGCCGAACGTCTTCGTCGACCCGAAAAGCTCGGAGACGGCGCTTCCGTATTTCTCGCGGGGAACCCGCGACGATCTCATGCAGCGGCGCGCGGTGCGGGCGCTGATTGAGGCGTTCAGTCCGGACAGCCCGTTTTGCCCGCCATCGGCCAATCCGATTTCCGAGGTGTACGGCGGGCGGATGGTCGATCTCGACCGCATCCATGTCTATTGCTGGGATGCCCGGCCGTATCCGGCGTTTCCGCTCGATACCGATGTGTGGGGCGACGGCGACAACTGGCGGCTCGGACACTGGCTGAACGGGCGCGCGGCGAGCGTTGCGCTCAACGACGCGGTTTCGGCCATTCTCGGCGATTACGATTTCGCCGCGCACGATACGGGCGGGCTGACCGGCACCGTGCCCGGGTACGTGATCGACCGGGTGATGAGCCCGCGCGACGCGTTGCAGCCGCTGGAGCTCGCGTATTTCTTTGACGCGATTGAAACGGGTGGCGTTGTGTCGTTCCGGCATCGCGGGGGTGCTCCGGCGATTGCGACGCTGGCGCAGGATGATCTCGTCGAGACGAAAGCGGAGAGCGCGCTGCTCACCGTGACGCGCGGGCAGGAAACGGAGCTGCCGGCTTCCGCGAAAATCCGGTTCATTTCTGGGACCGGCGACTACAGGCAGGCCGTAGCCGAGGCGCGGCGGCTGACCGGCGCGAGCGGGCGCGTCAGCCAGGCTGACCTTCCCATCGTGCTGGAGGAAGCACTCGCGGGCGGCATCGCGGAGTCGTGGCTGTTCGAGGTGTGGGCGTCGCGCGAGCGGGCGAGCTTCACGCTGCCGCCGAGCCGGCTGGCGGTGGAGCCCGGCGATGTCGTCGAGGTCGCGGGCGAGGACGCGACGCGGCTGTTCCGCATCACCGAGATCGGCGATCAGGGCGCGCGGGCCATCGAGGCGCTGTCGATCGATCCGGACGTGTACGAGGCGGGTTCGTTTTCCGAACGGGCGGTGCGGCCGTCGCCGCCGCCGCAGACGGGATCGCCGGAAGTGGCGTTTCTCGATCTGCCGCTGCTGCGCGGCGACGAGCCGCCCTATGCCGGTTACGTCGCGGCGATGCAGAGCCCGTGGCCGGGCGGCGTCGCGGTCTACGGATCGCCGACGAACGCGGGTTATGTGCTGAAGGCGCTTGCGGGCGTTCCGTCCGTCATGGGTACGACGTTAACCGCCTTGAGCGAGGGGCCTGTCGGGCGCGTCGATCATGGGGCTGTGCTCGATGTCGAGATCGGGACCGGCGAGTTGCATGCGGCCGAGCGGACGCTGCTCCTGTCGGGCGCGAATGTTGCCGCGATAGGCAATGCAGACGGCGAGTGGGAAGTGCTGCAGTTCGAGGACGCGGAGCTGATCGCGCCGCGCCGCTACCGGCTGCGGCGTCTTCTGCGCGGACAGGCTGGGACGGACTTCGCGATGCGTGCGGAGATCGGCGCCGGAGCGCGGTTCGTGCTGCTCGACCAGACGATCACCCGCATCGACCTTTCCCCGGCGGAAATCAGGCTGCCGTTCTCCTGGCGTTTCGGGCCGGCGAACCGCGATCTCGGACATCCGAGCTACGCGGAGACGACGCACACGTTCGCGGGGCTCGGGCTGCGGCCGCTTTCGCCCGTGCATGTGCGCGGCACGCGGAATGCCGCGGGCGATCTCGCCATCGGCTGGATCCGGCGGACGCGGACCGGCGGCGACAGTTGGGACAGCCCGGACGTGCCGCTGGGAGAGGAGCGTGAGGCTTACGAGGTCGATATCCTCAGCGGCGACAGCGTCGTGCGCACGCTTGCGGCGACAAGTTCCGCGATCACCTACACGGCGGCGCAGCAGGTCGCCGATTTCGGCGCGGTGCAGAGCACGTGCGCGGTGCGGGTTTATCAGTTGAGCGCGGCGGTCGGACGTGGCGCGCCGCGCGGCGCCCTTCTCTGACGCATTTTTCCGGAGCGAATGCGAGCATGGATCAGCCGAAATGGCTCGAGGCGGCGTGGTCCGCGCTCGGCGAGCGGGAGATCGCGGGCGCCGCGGACAACCCGGCCATTCTTCGATTTTTCGCGGATGTCGGCTGCGCGGCGGGTGTGCACGACGAGACCGCCTGGTGCGCGGCGTTCGTCGGCTCGTGCATGGAGCGCGCGGGCCTCGTCAGCACCCGCTCGCTGCGGGCGCGATCGTATCTCGATTGGGGTGCGGCGCTTTCCTCTCCACGGCTCGGCGCGGTCGCGGTGTTGAACCGGGGCAGCAACCCGGCGCTGGGACACGTCGGGTTTGTGATCGGGCAGACGGGCGACAGCATCGTTTTGCTTGGCGGGAACCAGTCGGATTCCGTGACGGTCGCGGCGTTCGAAAGCGAACGACTGATCGATTGCCGCTGGCCCGAGATCGCCGACCAGCAGGAGGCATTTGCATCGGACCACACGCTCTTCGATTCGGCACTGGCGCACGTTCTGGAGATGGAAGGCGGGTTCAGCGATGATCCTTACGATCCCGGTGGGCCGACGAATTTCGGGATCACGCTGAAGGTCTTCGCCACGTGGCAGGGGCTGAAGCTCGATGCGGCGAGCCAAGCAGCGCTCAAGGCCGATCTGGTACGGATAACGCCCGAGACGGTGCGCAGTATCTATCGCGCCTGGTACTGGCTGCCGGCGCGATGCGCCGATCTGCCTCCGCCTCTCGCGTTCATGCATTTCGATGCGGCGGTCAATCACGGCGTCACGGGTGCGGCGCGTTTCCTTCAAACGGCGGTCGGCGCCGATGTCGACGGCGAGATCGGCCCGCTGACGCTCGCGGCTGTCGCCGGCTGTGATGTTCCCGCGGCGCTGTACGCGTATGCCGATCTGCGGCGTACGCGCTACCGGTCGCTGCCGCACTTCTGGCGGTTCGGACGCGGATGGCTGGCGCGCGTGGACAAGACGCTCGCGCGCGCGCTTGCCGTCGTCGCCGCGCCCCCGGCGCACTCCCAATCCTCATCACAGAAAGGAAGCATACCCATGGAAAACGAACTGCCGGAGCCGTCCGGGGCGGAGACATCGAAGTGGTGGGGCAATTCCGTTACCATCTGGGGCGCGCTGATCTCGGGGCTCTCGGTGGTGCTGCCCGCGCTGGGGCCGGTGCTCGGGCTCGATCTCACGACCGACCTCGTGCAGCAGCTCGGGGAGCAGGTCGCAACCGCGTTCCAGGCTCTGGCGGCGCTGTTCGGAACGCTGATGGCCATTTACGGCCGCGTGCGGGCGCGCCAGCCGATCGAGCGCAGAATCGTCAATCTTAAGCTGTAG